TATTACATTCAAAACATCAATAAAATATGATGCGTTAAAGCCCATCTCAATTTTGTCAGAACTGTATTCACAATCAATAACCGTATTTCCGTCACCTCTATCTGCATCACTAGCCTGCACAGTCAAATTGTCGTTATCAAAAGTCATCTTTACGCCCTTGGTATTTACTGCAACCAAGCTCGCTCTTTTTAATGCGTCACTTAAGATACTTTTATTAACTTTCGCCACACAGTTTGCATCTTTTGGTATAACCATGTTATAGTCTGGAAAATCGCCCTCAATCAACCTAATACTTAAAGATAGATTAGGTGTCGTGTAAATCAATGCTGGTCCGTCTAGCGCTAGTTTGGGCTGTTCCTTGTCAGATTCTAGTAAGCTTTTGATCTCTACAACGCCTTTTTTAGGAATGATAACGGTTTTGTCGAAAATATCACCACATTTTACATCAATTTTTGCAAGTCGGTGTCCATCAGTACTGACACACCTGACACCATTTTCGGTTGGCTCAAAGTTAATCCCGTTTAAAAACAATCTTGGGTCGTTATCTGCAACACAAAACAAGGTGTGATTAAATAAATTCAACAACGAGTCTTTGTCAACTTCTTTTCCTTCAATACTTGAAACGTCTGGTCTTGGAAATTCATCTCCTGATATTGAAACCATATTGAATGAAGTTTGTGAGGTTGATATTTTAACTCCGTTGGTAGAATGTTCAATAACAATATTTCCAGACGGTAAACTTTTAACCCACTTAAACATATCGTCTGCATTTACACAAAAAGAACCTTCGCCTTCAATAATTGCGTCATACTTTGCTTCTGAAAACATTTCTAAATCTGTAGCAGTAACAGAAAATATATCGCTTGATACTTTTTCAAAAAGTATTGTTGATAATATTGGCATTGTTCCTTTTTTCATTGCAATATTTGTTGTGCGTCCAAGTGCTGTCATCATTGTTTCTTTATTTGTTGTAATTTTCATTTGTTTCCTCCGATTGTTTGTCTGAAATTTTTTCAACTATCGTGTCGAGCTTTGTATTGACATCATAAAGCATTAAAAGAACACAAAAACCAAGAATAATTTTATTTATTTCATACGACACAATTATTCTCCCTGCTTAATTCTGAGCAAAATTAAATACCCAATCAAATCCAAAACAACATCCTCATCTTCTCCACCAATTCCAGTTTTAATTCTTGACAATTTATCGTCAATTCTAACCAAGATTTGTTCAACAGAATTTGATTTACTAAATATTCTTGTTGGATTTAAAGCACTGTCTCCGTACTTTTCGTTTTTCTTTTTAAGCAAGTCACCAATTATATTTAATTGTTCGTTTACGTTTGTGTTAAAGTCGTTTTCGATTGTTTTTTGTTCTGGAGCTTCGGGCAAAGAGTCTCCGACATCCTCCATTGCCGCTACCCATCCACGACCTCCATCATCAGTATTGCCATGCGACACTGATAGTGTATATTCTGGGAAGTTTTCGCTTGCAGGAACAACATGGTCGCAATCGCCAATTTTTGGTTCTTTATTAAAAACAATATCTTTCCACTCGTTTGCTCCAAGGGGTTTTAAATAATCGTTTGTCAGTTTTGTTGCTGGTTCTTTATTTTCCTCAAAAAACTTAGCATTTTTTTTGTTTAATTCATTAAGCGGCCAGTCGTCATGAAGTTTAACATATGCCTCTGTGGACTCTGTAGATGTTTCTGGAACAATAATTCCACCATCTATAGCATCGCCATTTGCTTTGGCATCGTTAATTACATTCCAGTCTTCCACGCTGGTTGTTACGCAATCATCGCTACAAAACAATGCTGTATTGTCTTCAATAAACCCACCATCAAGAGCTTCTTCTTTTGCTTTGTCGTCATCGGATTCGTTTGGAGACTTATCTCGCTTGTCAATTTCTTTTTGGACATATATGAGTTCGTTATATTCTTCCACATTTTCTGCGGCAAGGTCTATTTTGTCTCCCAATTCCCAAGATTTTTCAAATCCCAAAATTGAAATCAAATCTCTTTTTTCGTTTAACAAATATGCAAGGTCGGCAACTTCTATTGTGTACTTGAATTTATTGTCTCCAAATCCGGCATAATAATTTTCATCAATTATTATATTTGTTTTTCTTCTTTTAATTTCATTGTCTATTTCTAATAGAAAACCATACTTTTCTGTATCGCTTATATACTTCCCTCTTTTTTCCCAATCAACACCAAGTTTAAGGCTTTTCGGGATACTTTCCTTATCCATTTTCAACTGCTCGTCAGAGAAATATTTAATGTAGTCTGCAACCATTATTCCACCTCCAATTTTGATACGTTAATTTTTCTTGTTTTGCAATCAAGCTCAATAAGTTGAGTTCCGATTTTGCATGGTGCGTATTTTCCTGCCGCATAGCTTCCAAAATATCCCATAAAACTTCCACACAATACTGTAAAGACTTCTTTTTCTTCAACTCTATTTCGCCTCTGATTAATTACATATTGAATGTGTGAACAGTGTGCCGACTCGTGAACATGACCTGACATGATGATATCAACGCTCGCATATTCGTGTTTTTTTCTTGCGGAACTTAATTTTGTCAACTCGTACTGTGACCCACCGCTACCATGTAGTGTAAAAATATCATAAGCCAGCCTTGGATTAACTTTAATCGTATGAAACGCCACAGACGGGAGTCTTATAGTTCCAATTTTATTACAAATAACCTCTTGTAAATCAAGACCAACAGATTTAAAAACTCTTTCCTCATGGTTGCCGTCATGCATTGACAACAGCAAACCTGCGTCCTGTAGTGGATTAAAAATCTCTACTGTTTTTTCGATCTGTTTGTTTATATCATAATCTTGAGTTGCCAAAGATGCTCCGGGACTTGTCTTTGTTGCAGTCTCACAGTAATCTCCGGTTCCAATTACATAAATGTTATTCTTAATGCAGTATTTAACAACTCTTTTAATTAATGGTTCATTTACTGTGGCACTTCCCAAATGTAAATCTCCAAGACCGATAAGCCTAATCTTACCTTTTCTCGGTTTTAAGTCAGAATAAACCATCAACGGATTGTCTTTTGTCATTTTTTTATTTCTCCTTTAATTATCAAATAACGTAAATTCAGGCAAATATCTTACATGGGCTGTACCCATTTTGCCGCCTCTATGTTTAGCCACAATTATTTCTGCTTCGTTTGGGTCAGAGCTTTCATTATATTGCTCGTCTCTATAGATAAACAATATTTTATCAGCGTCTTGCTCCAAAGAACCAGATTCTCTTAGGTCAGAAAGTATTGGTCTTTTGTCGGTTCTTTTTTCAAGCTCTCTATTTAACTGACTTAAAACCACTACTGGCACTCCTAATTCTTTGGTTAAGTTTTTCATGGCTCTTGAGATTGTCGCAATTTCTTGCTCTCTTGAAAACACCTTATCATAACTCTTCATTAATTGCAAGTAATCAACAATAACCATATCCAGACCGTGTTTCGATTTCATTCTTCGAGCTTTTGATTTAATGCTTATTTCGTTTAAGTCTGCACTGTCGTCAATATAAATTCCACAGTTATTTAAAATGTCGGCAGCTTCTCCAAGCCCCTTCCATTCTTCGTCAGATAAAGAACCCTCTCTATACCTCTGGGAGTCAACTCTAGCAAGCGAGCAAAGCATTCTGGCAACTACTTCTTTCTTTCCCATTTCTAAAGAGAATATTCCAACCTTCTTTTTATAGGCAACGGCAGATTGGACAGCGATATTCATCGCCAAACTAGTTTTACCCATAGCTGGCCTTGCTGCGATAAGTACAAGCTCGTGATTTCCAAAACCAGTTGTTATTCTATCCAGCTCTCCAAGTCCACTCGCAATTCCACTCACGTTAAAATTATTGCTACTTAAGTTTTCTATATACTCAAATGTGGGGTCAAGTAAATCTTGGATTAATGAAAATGGTTTTTTAGTCTTGTTCGCAGATAAATCGTAAACTCTTTTTTCGGCACCGTCAATAAAATTATCTATTGATTCCGGCTCAGAAAAAGCAAGCTCAATCGTTTCCCCCGAAACTTTTATTGCCTCCCTCAATATAAATTTATCTTTAATGACTTTTGCGTAGTTTATTATGTTGGCACTGGTGGGAACTTTGGACGATAATTCTGCAATGTAATCAATACCGCCAACCTTGTCAAGAGTTCCAAGGTTTTCGAGTTTGGTTTTAAGGGTTAATAAATCAATCGGTTCATTGTCTTTGGCGAGAGCTATACAGCCCTCATAAATCATTTGGTGTGAAGGGTTATAGAAATGTTCCTTAAAAAGAACATCTGAAACAGCGTCAATTCCCCTTCCGTCAATTAATATTCCTCCAAGTACAGCCTGTTCTGACTCCGTAGATTTTGGTGGTATTCTTCCGATCATTTATTATATCCTTTTTGTATATAACAATTAATGTTTTGAAACCATAACACTTTAAAACACAAATGTCAACATAAAACCACAAAAGACAGCCCGAAGGCTGCCTTAAGTATGGAGGCTGCATGGGGAAAGGATAACCACGCAACTATATGTGTATCATAAATTTATTCTGTTGTCAAGTTTTTTATTTTATTATCTATAATGTCTTCAATTTTGTGTGATATTTTTTCAACAACAAGTTCTGCAACTATTTTTTTGTCGCCATTTCTCATATGTTTAATTTCTTCTGTTATGAAATCTAATTTTGTGCTATGTATTGAGTCGTTCAAATTAAGTTTGTCTATTTTTGTGTCCATATATTGAATGGACGATTTTGCGTAACCAAGCTCTGATGTTGCTTTTGTAATGTCGGTTCTTATTTTGTTTACCTTTTCAAAGATTACTGACTGGCTTTCTGTGCAGTTTGCTTTTGTTTGAATCAAGACCCCTTCAATAATTTCTTTCTTCTTGGCTTTCTCGGCTTTTTTATTTGTCCACCAAACAGTAAACAAAACTCCGAGTATCGTAAAAAAACCAACAACAATATTTATGGCAATCGGTATCGTCATTTCTGTCCCCTAGAAAGATGAAATTTCTTTTATTGACACTGAAGATATTTTGTCAAGGACATTCATCGTAAATACGTTTCCTGAGTTTTGATATACTCTTATGTCTATGTTTTCTCCACTTAAAAGATGCACTTTGGCATTCCCATATATTCCGGTTACGGAAGAGCCGCTTACTACAGATGTTATACGTGCTATAGTCCTTTCAAAAATTCCTCCCTTGTATATTGCGAGATATATAAGTTTTGATGCAACGTGTGTTCCGGTAAGGCTAATTCTAGCCGAAACATCTACATACATGTTTCTGTGTGCAGTATATTTCCATGCAGAACCGATGGTCACTTCATAGCTATTTGATCCAGACGCATAATATATGTCAGGAATATTATAATCAACAATTTCATAAGCCCCAGACGCTATAGAAAGATTTGCACTTGTTGCAGAAACGTCATATTGCATAAGCGGAATTTTTGTTATATTAAGCGAGTCTCCGTCAAAAAACATTTCTGAATCGCCACCAGTACCCATAATTATTTTAAAGTAATCCGGAAAGGCAACGTCTGATTTTGGAACAATGTTTCCAGAGCCAACCACGTCAGACTTTACTATTAAGTCTGTTCCGTCATAATAAATTTCTGCATCGCCGCCAGTACCAAGAATAACCCTTTTATTATCTTTAAGCGTAATATCGCCGATTAAATCAATATCATTTGCCTGAATGTCTGGCAACATTGCGTCTGGGATGGTTAATGTTCCGCCAACCCTGTTTGTTCCCCAAGTTCCAGATACCGACCCAACAAAGATAACATTTCCTAGAAAAGAACAAGAGCTTATAAATGTTTTTGTTCCGGCAAAGGCTAGAGTGTCGCCTATTGACTCCCCTGACAAGTTTGTTTTTTCAACAACACCGCTAATTAATATGTTGTCTACGCTTCCATTAAACTCTATTGTGGCGTTTGGAGCCGCCCTAGTGTTGTCAACAAAAACATTAGATATGATTATGTCTTTTGCGTTGGTTATAGATACATTTCCGTTTATTGATATAGAAGATAAAGAAGCCTTAGAAACTGTTGAAGAACAAAAAACCCCCGTGGTTCCAGAAAACACAGCATCAACAGGAGTTCCAGATGCCGTTATATATACAACCCTAAAGCTTATGTCGGACAGAACTTCGCTTATGTAATATGTTCCGGCATCAGCGCCAGTAGATATTATCAATTCAGAACCAACACCGCTTCTTTTAATGTCTCCAGACGATATATTTACGGTGTTTGTTCCCGCAATAGTTGACGATCCGGGAGACGACACAAATCCCAATATATCAATGCCAGCGTAAAACACAGTGGTATACAGGCTTTGTGTCCCAGAAAGAGTAACCAGAGAAGGAATAAACACGTTTGCCGTTATTCTTTGGTCAAAACTTCCAGACATATAAACAATTCCACCACCCCGTTGATTACACTTAAATAATGCATCTTGCAGCGGTGCGTCTTCGTCTAAAATTTCTGAATGAAAAGAGCTAATTCCGTCACCGACAAAAATTATATTTTTAGCCTCAAAAGGTCTTGCTCCGTTTGAGATTCTTTCAACAACATAGTTACCGCCACTTACGTTAGCACTAATTGTTGCAACAACATAATCTAAAGTATCTGGGCTTGTAGCTTCCAAAACGGCAGGAAATAAAAGAGTGTTTGATTCATTATTATACTGCAAAACAATATAATCTGTTCTTGCTGCTCCGGGGGCTACAGCGTTTGCTGGTTTTATTCCGGTTCCGTCATTGTAATGCATTTGAGCAGCGATTTCAATTTTAGTTCCTTCTCTGCTTAAGAATGTTCCGCCCGTATAAATAGAGCCATCGTAAGCTCCACTTGGAACAGACTCTTCAAATGTTATCCGAGTATCAGCTCCAGAAAGGGCAATAGTGGCAATAGTATATGTACCGTCATTGCCTGTGGCTGAGCCGCCAGTCGAGCCATCAATAACGAGATATTGACCAACAAATAGTCTTGCACGTATGTCGCCATTGGTTTCCATGTAGTTAGAAGCTGTTGAGCCTGTTGTAATTGCATAATCTTCTCCATAAATGCTAAATTCACCACCGGGAGCTATTCCAGAATCCCAATGAACTTTTAATCCGCTTTGGATTCCCGGAACAATCATTTCTCTTGGGAGTCCTGCGGTGTAATCGTTAAACTGACCGTTTGTATTCTGAAAGTGATTTACATAATCGCTTGGTAAAAATTCATTATCATACATTCCTTCGGTTGCTTTTGCACTTGCCGGAGCAGTTTTTGAGGCTCCTGCGTCTGTGGCAAACTTGCCTATAACGTCTGGTCTATTTCTGTCACTCATTAAATTAACTCCCTATTACGGCTGCAAGTCTGCCACCGCTGCCATATATATCAAATTTTGAACTTGTATCAGGTGTATAAATAAAACTCTTTCCATCAATCAGGGTAAATTCCCAGTTGGGGCCTGATGCAACCGCACCAATAGAGTCAATTTGTTTTATATCTGTTTTTCCCGTTCCCTCAAAGATTACAATCCAATCATTTGCTCTGTCTCCGCCAACAAATGTGTTTGAAGTTGTAATTGAATTTGTAGTTCCAGAAACAGTTGTGTTATTAAATTCTGGATTGTCAGCAAGACCTAACCCATCTGTGTAGTCATACATATTTAAGTAACTAGTTGCGTCTATAATTCCAGAGAAATTTACCGTGGCGGAAAAATCCCATGAAATGCCATCAATATTAGGGACAGCACCACTAGCATCAATATCTCTAACATCTTTTTTGCCCGTTCCGTCATATATTGCTATTTGACCGTTGGCAAAATCTCCAGCAATAACTCCAACCAAATCGGCTTGTAAAATATTAGCCGTTGATATGGTGCTAGTTGCTGTTGCCTGTAAATGTAATTTAGGATTAGCAGCAAATCTGAATGGATTCAGTTCTGACCTGACAGCATTTATTAGAGTCATGGAAATGCCCTGTTTTTTGCCGTTATACATAATCTTATAAATCAAGTCCTCGTTATCAACATCGCCTTGAAAATAAATATAAAAAGCTAAAGGATAGTATTCAACATTTTCTGTTTTTTCTGAATTTGTTAAAACATTAATTGCATTACTTAAAACTCTCTCTTCGCCCTGACCCCAGTTCAATCCATTTTTTGCAATTAAAGCAGTGCGGTATACCTCGTCATCATAGGCCGAATTTGGTATTTCGTTTCTTCTTAGACCAATTCTCTTTCCGATAAAATCTAAGAGTTCTCCTTGTGCTGCCTCAAGGCTAATCCTCAAAAGTAATTCTTCAATTCCATCTTCAAGTTGCTGTACCTGAGTTCCAATGCCTTGAATAATAGAACCCAAAATATATGAGTGTCTAATCCTAGAGCCATCATCGTTATTAAGCAATACATCTTGGCTGTCAGGGTCATAAATAACGCTGTTTACTTTTAGAAGCCTTTTATATGCTCTCTCTTTATGATTGTCTATATAGTTTGCAGTATGAGCCTGTAAAGACCTGTCAGCAAAAGGATTTGTTCCAAAACCAAATACACCAAAAGGCATTAGACAATCTCCACGGTTACTCTAACACTGTCAAGCGTAGCAAGTTCTGCATAACTCATAATTAAATCTGACGCTCCAGTTGCAGGACCAACAAAAGCACCACCATCAATATTTGCAAAAACATCTGCCCCATAAATTTGTAAATTTATATCATCGTCTGAATTAAAAACAGCGGCAATATATTTGTCTAAATATACCTCGCCACCGATTGTTTGATAAGTATCCGAAAAGTCAACTATTCTTTGAATAACCGTTGTTTGATCTCCAGAATTGCCAACACTTTCGGACAATGATATACTTCCACGCCTCTCGTATGTAAACGGTACACCAGCGTAATCGGCAACTAACATAAAGTAGTCGTCACCAGAGTTATATACAGCAGTTACTGGTTGGTAAGGAACAGCGTTTATTAAAACAGATAATGCACTTGCTATTGCTATTTCTGTTGTGGGTGCTGCAACTGTTTCTGTAAATTCATTTCCATTTACTTTTATTACGTAATCACCAACGGCTCCGCTGTTTATTGTTACCTTAACTTCTTGTTTTGTTCCCAAGTTAAAGTTATCGCCAACTCTTAGTTTAACATTTATCCAATAAGCTATTTCGTCAACCCGTGAGAAATAAACTGTTTTGCTATCCTGATTACTATCTTGAACTATTACTGAATCATTGCCCCACGTTTGAACACCATCGGCTTTTATCTTTAAAACCATGTTTCCTATGTCTGTGTCGTCACCACCAACTACAACCGCCTCTACTGCCCCGTTCGGCCTTCCTTGAGCGTCAATTCCGCCTGTATCGTTTTGATAAACGCTTACCTGAGTTACGCCAGTTACGTATGAAAGCAACTGATTATCAAGCTCCTTTGGCGACATATCAGAAACAAGTCTTAATCTTAGTGCAGAATCGCTTTCGTATGGCTGACCTAAAGTTGCGTCAACAACATTTGTTGCACTGTCCCATCCAGATTTACTTGATTTAATATCGGTTAACAAGCCGATGGTGGCAGATATCGAACCAACATCTACAGACCTAAAGGCAACTGTTTCGCTGGCTCCGGCTAGAACAACAATAACTTCTGTAGCCTCCCAAAGTTCACCAGTATTTATATTCGCAACTAAATCACCAATGGCAGAACTAAACCCAGTAGTGCTTTTCGCTGTCAACACAATGTTACAAATTGAATTAGTAGGCCCCATGCGTCTTTTAGCCATACTGAAAGCCATATTAGACAAAGCTTTTCCAGTAGCGTTGTCAACAGATTGTGCATCATATGGAGCTTGTAGTTTTAGCCACAACTCGTAATTTCTATCAGACGTGACAGATATTATTTGATTAATAGGCTCGTCTTGTGTATCAATTTCAATTCCGGCGGCGTTAAATGTTACTCGATATCCGCTCCCAATTTCGTCATATATTGCTGAAAATGTTGGAAGGTTATACCCGTTTGCTGTTACGCCCCAATCACTAGACATTATTTACTCCAAACTGGTCTGTAATTGTTCCAGACGTTGTTCTTACACTTATGCTAATTGTTGCAGACCTTGTTTTATTGTCAACAGATAGTGTTGGTATTTCAAGCAATTCTATAACGCCATCAACACCCAATATTGTGCTTGTAATTTGGTCTTGTATTTGACCAGAATCATAGTCTTTGATAAACACTATTTGATACCACGGAAATCCTTTTCCGTAATCAAGAAACCACTCGCCATATAGAGTTACGAAAGCATATGTAATTCTCTGCTTAATTGTTTCTATATTTTCTGTATATTGAAGCCTACCCTTGGTTACGGAAAAATCGTAAGCACCTTCTTTGTTTTCTGACATTTTCAAGTTACTACTCAATTTTATCACCAACTACAACTGCGTTATCAACAATATACTGCATTACCAATGGGACTGACGCATCAATCCATGTATTAAACATTTCCGCTAATCCTGAATCTGCATCAGGGAAATCTTCATTCAACTTTTTTAGTATAGCAGATTTCAAGTCAACTTGCAAGTTTTCTATGTTTTCAATTAACATTATTCTACCAAGACCTTTGCACTTAATTCTGTAACTGGGGCTAACGGAACTGGAAATATCGGAACACCAAGAATATTAACCGCCTTTGAAAGATATAAACTAAGGCCCTGGCCTAGAACGGCTGGGCTTACAGCCAGTTTTCCAAGCTTTACTCCTGCCGGAATTGAGCAATCAAGAGTTGTTCCCAAATTAGATTCCAAGCTCGCCGTTGTGTCAGACGATATGCTAGTCGAGCCACCACTGTTTGTGCTAAAACTTCCACCAGCATTTACTTTCACAGAACTATTTCCAGAAACTTCAATATCGCCGTTTTGGTTGATAACTATTTGAGATTCAATTTCACTTTTTTTATCCTTAAATATCATTCCAAAGTTGTCGCTTGGATCATATTGCCTCGCATTTGGAGATAATCCCGGAACAAACTTTCCAGAATTAAAGTCGTGATAATATCCTTCTCTTGTTTTTACTAATTCCTCACCGTCAGAGCCGTTCCAATTTTCTAACCCATAATCAGAAACCATTAAGCTGCCAAGAGTTCCCTCTTTAATTGGAATATTAAATACAACTTGTGACGTTGCACTTAACCATGCACTCGGAAGTTCTACAGGTATTGAATATATAACTGGCAGTTGCTTTAATTCTTTTGGTAATTCTTCTGGATAACGCCAAGAATCAGGACGGTCGGTTGTTATTTGAACGTCAACCATTCTTCCGTCAACTTTTACAACTACGCAGGGAAGAAAAACACGAAACTCGCCTTGTTCTTCTTCTACATATCTCTTAATTACTTCTGCATCGTCTAGGGGCATCTAATGTGTTCCAAATTCTATTGCTTCACACAATATATAACAGTCAACTACTCTTGTTCCACCAACATAGCGACAATTATGCAATACATAATCTCCTTTGGCATACCTAGAGTCTATTTCAACTAAATTTCCCGGCTGTATTCCGGGAATGATTTGACACTTAAACTTTATGCCATTAACTTCTTTTTTTTGGCTTCTTTCTTCGGTCGGGTCTGAGAGTCTTTTTTGTATTTTTGATACAGACGAAATAAGACCAGTTTGGGGGGTTAACAAAACCTTGTTTACCTGAGACGGGTCAAACACTGAGTGGTAATAAAAAACATCGTCCTGTATTGAATAGTTTTGTTTAATTCTGCTAAAAACCATGCTAAGTGCTTTTTCTAGTTTTGCCGAAACTGCCCAGCCTGTCGGAAAAAATGTACCTTGTTTTTTTGATTTTTCTTTGTATTCCCTGACAAAATCTGTTCCCATTGTAACTCCAGCGTCTTTAAGGCTTTTTGTTACAAGACCCAAGATTTCGTCTATTCTTGATGCCGGACCTAAAGACCAATTAACTACTTGATTATAAGCCTTGCCTCCAGTGCTGCACTCTATTAGTGTTTCCTTGTCGGCCTCGCTTCCGGCAAATGAACTAGAGTTAAACACATCGCCTTTAAATATTGTAAAAAATATTGGCTGATCGTTTGGGCTTGGCGGCCCCAGAATGGTGTCGTCTATTTTTTTACCAAACCCAAGAGTTACGTTTGACCCTCTATTTAAAAATTCACTCCTGTTGGTTTCGCTTAAATTATAAATTTTTATTTTTGCAGTGTTTTTTTCTTTTCCTATTGTCTTTTTTATATCAAAAGATATGGCTAAGTCAGATATTTCTAAAGACCAGCTTCCGCCTGTTTTTCTGGCGAGTTCGGTTCTTGTGCCAACGGGCGACACTGATGTTAATTTTATTTCATTTATCAACGACATTATTCTTCATTATCCAAAGGGTCATAAATAATGATAGACCTAATTCCCAAGTCTCTTCTTCCTATTGATTCGTCTCCGCCATGTTCGTTAAAAACAGCGAATATTTGGTCTGGCAAAAACGGATTTACATCTGAAAGGTTTAATGGATAGTCTGGAACAATTTTTACTCCACGGGCTATCGGGGTTTCAATGTCAAACATTATGTCCATATACCACGCACCGCTGTCACCACCCGTATTTTCTACTCTTGGATTGTATTTAAAAAATAGTACATATTCTTTTCCCGAAAGAGATATCGTAAAATATTGATTTGGATCAATTGGATTAAATGGTATTTTTATCATTACTTTAGCTTTAGCGAACCCGGAGAAAACGATTCTGTTAAATTTCTAAGAAACGGTTTGTTACGAATAAAATCCTTTTTTGCTGCGTCAAGAGGCACTGGCGGTGTCTTGCCTTCGTTTGCGGCTTCCGTAAGAGCAGCATTTTTCTCAAGCGTTGACCCCCTAATCAGTCCTATCGTGTTTTTTACAACAATAACTTCCACTAAATCACAAGAAAATCTTATTTCATTTGCAGTGTTTATATCTTTAGTAACAGTAAACTCTGACATAAGCATACTCTCATATCTTTTTAGTCCAGATATAATTGAAAACGGAATACATAAGTTTTGAAGTTCTATTATATCATTGTACGAGTTTTGTGAGCGAGACTTATAGTTCTCGTTAAAATTACTTATTGATCCTATGCCTGCCGCCAATGGATTTAAAAGACTTAATCCGAGTGGAGTGTCAGAAATAACTCCAGTCATTCTATATCTTTGTGGATTTTTAATGCAGTGACTTGTCATCTCTACACCGTCTTCAACAGGATATGTTGCTATGGTTACTGTGTTCGTATGCGTTTCATCAATAGTTGCGTCAATAGTTATTATTCCTGTTTTTTCTTTTATACCAGTATTTACTGCCAAATCTTCAAAGGAGTTTCCTGAGTGAAATCTTTCCCCCCATATTTGCTCAGAGCTTAGTTCCGCACCTTTTGGAACAAACCTTGTTGGTTGCTGTTTTCTAAATAACATTGATATTGGCATTATTTACTCCACATCTGATCCGGGGTCTAACTCTAAAACTTGAGACCTATCTAGTATTGTTGGGTAGCTTCCAAACACGGCAGGGTTAAGATGATCTGCAAAACTACTATCTCTACGCTGCCTTATCAACACTTGCTTAATGGTTTCTGTTTCTGCTGGTGTTTTTGTTTTTATCTGATATATAAGTTTTACGTTATTAGACCTTGCGTTAAAATCGTTGTAGTTTTTGTCAACACGACCAGCCATCCACCCAATCCCCTCGGACATTGAGCTTCCGACATCAAAGCCGAAATTAAACGGGGCTATTGCTCCTCTACGCAAAACCTCTAGTGGTTCATCAAGAACACTTGGCATAGGTGTTCTTTCTCCAGATTGTGAATCGTAAAGTTTTTTTCTTTCAACATTGTCTTTTATTGTCTGTCCCCACTGGTCTTTTATTCTCTGCATTAATGCCCTGTTTTCTTTTAGGTCACTATTGAGATCACGTAGAAGCTTGCTTTTTTCTTTATTTGTTTTGCCAACAATGTCTTCTTTATATTGTTTTTTTAGACTTGTATCTTTTTCCATAATAGCCGCCCGTTGGCTTTCAGAACTTCCAGTCTGCATACTATGAAGCTGTTGAGCAAAGAATGCCCTTGCACTTTTTTGAAGCTTGTTGTCGTCTTTATGAGGAGACAAGAAAGCGGTTATAAAAGAATCAGAAGACGGGTCTGTAACTGATGAGCTTATGTCGTCATATAACGCCCAAACAGCCATTAAAGCGCCAATAACAAGCATAATAGGCCACAACATTGCCATCCATGCACCAATGCCTGCGGACTTTAATAACCCAAAAGACGTTATTAACGCACCGATAACTGCCGTAATAGCCAGCAAGACCATAAGCGATCCGCCAAACAAGGCAAAACTTTCTGCTAATTCTTCGTTTACCATAATCCAATCAGAAATGTTCTCTACAACTTCACTAACAGCAGTTATCATTTTGGTAAGCGGTGCAAGCATTGGTTCGCCAATTTGTGCAGCAACATTTTTAATTCTTACCCAAAATAACTGTAGCTGCATTGATGCAGATGCCATTTTGATGTTAAATGCTTTGTCTAAAGCACCACCAGAACGCTCTAATGCTTTCTCATAGTCAACCATTTGGTCAAGATTTGAACCCATTAATGCTGCAAATCTTGAAAACGGGAACTGTCCTGCGATGTCTCTATAAATTTGAAGCCTTTTTCTGGCATTCATTTTGCTTGTTGCTTTTTTGACATCCTTCAAGACTTCCATTACGTTTCTTACTTCGCCGAACTCATCGTATGGACTTACTTTTTTACCACCCACCCTTAGCTTTTCAAGCATTTTAAGGTTTTTGCCAGTCAACATTCTAACAAAAATCTGTTTAAATGCCATTCCAGCATCGGCAGCTTTAATTCCTCTGTTTGCAAATGTGGCGAGAATTGCGGATGCTTTTTCAATACCAATTCCGGCTGTTCTTGCAGCAGGAGCGGTTTGTTTCATCGCAACAACTAATTGAGGAACAGTTGTAGCAGCAAGTTTTGATGTTGTAAATAGTGTGTCTGCAACCCTGTCAAACTCATTTGATTCTAATCCAAAAGAGTTTAATGTATCATTCAAGCCTTCAACAGCATCGTACATAGACATTCCAACAACCTGAGACATTTGCAGAGATGTTTTTGACAACTCGTTAAATCTCTCAGATAAAAATCTCGCACCAGTTGATCTTGACTGATAAAAACCATCGGCAACTTTAGCTGAACTTATGGCGAATTTGTTAGAAAGTTTAATTGCAGAATTTGTTAAATCTTTTTCAAGCTTTAATATTTTTGACCCAGCCTGATCTGTAAGGGTCATTGTTGTTCTTATTGCTTCTTGAAGCTTGGCGGCAGGAAGAACTACAGCAGTAAAAGCTGCGGCTGTTGCCGCAAGAAGCTTCATAGAATTTGCAAGCTCTTTGTTAAGGTCTTTTATACCCTTAGTATCAGACTTAACAAGCCATTTTGTTACTAATGTTCTTACTACAGTTTCGGCCATTATTTTTTATACTTTATGTCAGGCGTTGTAATTATATTCAATAACAACGCATCAAGTATCGACACTGGACACATTTTCTCAATCGTAGAATAGCTCTCTCTTTTTGTAGAAAACAAAAGAGTCTTTAGTCCAGATAAGCCATCCATAAATCCTTTGGGACAGTCTGGATAAGTAATAGACTGCACTCCTTCCGGCAACTTATTTGACGTTACAGCGTTATTTTGCTGCCAAGTCCAATAAGGGTGCTGAAAAAATTTCCGACTTCATTCACCTCGCAGAAAAATAGCACGAGGTCTGGTAAATCTTTAATGTCAACAACATTCATGTCGAGATTAATGTCAACATCTGTCTCTTTTATATGACGTGTTGTTTTTCCGCCCTTGCTTAATTTTTCTGCGAAATTATATAGCTCTGGCATAGTAAACGAGTTCATGATTTCTAAAATCAGACTAACCATAAAATGTTCAGCCTCAGACGTATCTACTTCGCCATCTTTTTTTGCACTAGCGGCAGAAACCTTTTGTGCAGCAGAAATTCCGCCAGACAATGAAGTCCCGTCAAAACCAGACATCGCTTTTCTTAAAAATTCAAGTTGCTCAAATAATTCTTTGTTTCTAAGTTTTTGATACTTATAAACAGTTCCGTTTATTTCTTTTTCAACTCTTACAATTTCTTCAGCCATTTTCTTATCTCCTAAGTGTTAATTTTAATTGGTATTATTGAATCTGTCTTTAGTGTCCATGTTGTGCTTCCAACTTTTTCGCTTATAGATACGTCAGGGAACTTTTCAACCCATGCCTCAAGACATGTGAATGTAACTCCAAGAGTGTCCATTTCTGTTATAATTAATGGTAAAGCTCCAGCACCGATAACGTCTGCCAAAAACGCAGCATAAAACATGTCGTTATCTGTTGAATTTGACATTAGCGAAAACGTAATTGTTGCACTGTCATTATCAATTCTTGATCTTGTATTATTACCGCCCAACCCCGGAGTAAAATTCCACTTTGCAGAATTTTGCTTTACAGTTATAAACGTGCCTTTGACGAAATCCGTAAGTGGGAGAACGCCAAAAACAGCGGTTACGCTTTTAGGGTCGTATGTTCTAATCATTTATTTAAGCTCCAAGAACCGCCCCTTC